TAGTCAAACTTTATAATAACAATTAAATTAAATAAAATGGCAAAAAACACAAGTAAAAAAATTAAAGAATTAAAAGGCGTTAAACCTGAAAAAATTACTGACAAGCAGTTAAAAAAAGTTCAAGGTTTAATAAGTAGCGTAAACAAGCTTCAAATGGAAGTTGGTATTATGGAATCAAGAAAACATAATGCTCTTCACAATATAGCTGGTATTAACGATCAAATAACCTTATTACAAAGTGAGTTTGAAAAAGATTATGGTACATTTGATATTAATATTGAAGACGGAACAATAAACTATCCAGAAAATGGCGAAGCTGATAAGAAAGATTAGTATAGGTAAAGACTATAAAAACGACGCTATGCACTATGCTGTTGGTCAAGAAGTTTATGGTGGTCATACTATTTGTGATATATTAGAAGAAGAAGATAAGTATTCTATTTATATTAGAAAAAACAAAGACGTACTACCTTGGAAAGACTTTAATAAAAACATGGCTGTATCTGTAGAATATAATCTAGAGTATTAATGAAAAGCGTTTACAACTTTGTTGTAAAACCAAAAGGAGGTAGATATAATAATAGTAAAAAAGTTGGTGATAAAGATTTAATACTTAATACTGAAATATTTAATCATCAATACATTAATCGACAAGCAACGATTATATCTACACCTATTATTGGTAGTACAGATATTCAGGTGGGTGATGATGTTATAGTACATCATAATGTTTTTCGTAGATGGCATAATCAACATGGCGAAGAAAAAAATAGTAGAAGTTATTTTAACGAAGATACTTACATAATATCACAAGATCAAATATTTTTATACAAAACATTTTGGCAGTGGAAAACAATACCTGGTTTTTGCTGGGTAAAACCTATAAAAAACTTTAACAAATTTGATATTGATCAAGAACAACCGTTAATGGGTATTATAGAATATGCTGATAAAGGTTTTAATAAAGGTGATTTAGTTGGCTTTACACCTAATAGTGAATATGAGTTCGTAATAAACGGACAAAAATTATATAGAGTTTTATCTAAATTTATTACAATTAAATATGAATATCAAGGAAACGAAGAAACTTATAATCCAAGCTGGGCACAAGGCAGTTGAAGAACTTATCAATGTAGCTAGAGAAAAAATTATTACTAATACAGAAGATGATGTTTCTGCTGATAGACTAAAAAATGCCGCAGCTACTAAAAAACTAGCTATATTTGACGCGTTTGAAATACTTAACAGAATACAAGAAGAAGAAAACTTGCTTGAGGGCAAAGCACCTGAAGAGAGAAAGGAAAAAGTCTTTAAAGGATTCGCAGAAGGTAGATCTAAGTAATGTACGAGCAAAGTTTAGTTAAGGTTATAGAGCCTGTAAAAAAAACTACAATTAGTAGACTTAATAAATCTAAAAAATGGAAATATGGATATAATAAAGAACACGATATTATCGTTATATCAAAAACTGGTAGAATCGGTGAAATACTTGAGATACAAAATCTGCGTATTGCGTTGCCAAAACGACCAGTGCAACTGCAAGCACACAAGCTAAACAAGTGGGTAAAACAAGAACAGCCAAAAGAATTATCAAGGCTTAAAAATATATTTGACTGGAGAGCATATCCAGAAGAACAAAAAGACAAATGGTTTGATTATATAGACGAAGAGTTTAAACGTAGAGAAGAAGGCTTTTGGTTTGTAAATAATAATAAGCCAACATACATAACAGGTACTCACTATATGTACTTACAATGGAGTAAAATAGATGTAGGTGCGCCAGACTTTAGAGAAGCTAATAGATTATTTTATATATTCTGGGAAGCTTGTAAAGCAGACAAACGATGTTATGGTATGTGCTATCTTAAAAATCGTCGTAGTGGTTTTAGCTTTATGTCATCTGCTGAAACAGTTAATTTAGCTACATTGGCGAGTGATAGTAGATTTGGTATATTATCTAAAACAGGTGCTGATGCTAAAAAAATGTTTACAGATAAAGTAGTACCAATTAGTATTAACTACCCGTTTTTCTTTAAACCAATACAAGATGGTATGGACAGGCCAAAATCAGAGCTTGCATATAGAGTACCAGCTAGTAAGTTTACAAGAAAAAAGATAACAGCTAACGAACAAGTTGAACACTTAGAAGGTTTAGATACAACTATCGACTGGAAAACACAGGAGATAATAGTTATGATGGTGAAAAGTTAAACTTGCTAGTACACGATGAAAGCGGTAAGTGGGAAAGACCTGATAACATATTAAATAACTGGCGAGTAACAAAAACATGTTTACGATTAGGTAGTAGAATAGTTGGTAAATGTATGATGGGCTCGACTTCAAACTCATTAGATAAAGGTGGAGACAATTTTAAAAAACTATATAACGCATCAGATGTCACTAAGCGAAATAGAAATGGCCAGACAAAGTCTGGTTTATACTCTTTGTTTATCCCAATGGAATGGAACTACGAAGGATTTATTGATGAGTACGGAATTCCAGTATTTACTACACCTGACACAGATGTCTTCGCCCCAGACGGTGAACTAATAGATGTAGGTGTAATTGATAACTGGCAAAATGAAGCTGATGGTTTAAAAGATGATCAAGATGCTTTAAATGAATTTTATCGACAGTTTCCACGTACTGAAGAACACGCGTTTAGAGACGAAACAAAAAATAGTATATTTAACTTAGTAAAAATATACGAACAAATAGATTACAATGAAGAACTAAGTAGTAGTTTAGGTGTAACACAAGGTAACTTTGCCTGGGTTAATGGTGTTAAAGATACTAGCGTTATATTTTACCCAGATCCAAAAGGTAGATTTAAAGTTAGCTGGACACCTAAACAACAACTACAAAATAGAGTGGTAATTAAAAACGGTGTTAAATATCCTGGTAATGAACACATGGGTGCTTTTGGTTGTGACTCATATGATATATCCGGGACCGTAGATGGTGAAGGTTCAAAAGGAGCACTTCACGGACTAACTAAGTTCAGTATGGAGGACGCTCCTGCTAATAGCTTCTTTTTAGAATACTTATCAAGACCACCTACGGCTGAAATATTTTTTGAAGACGTATTAATGGCATTAGTATTTTACGGCATGCCAATACTAGCAGAAAATAATAAACCAAGATTGTTATACTATTTAAGGCGTAGAGGCTACAGAGGTTTTAGTA